CGGTGGTGCTAGTGGAACTACTTTAGTAGATTTAGATACACCTGCTTCATCAACAGAGGGTATTGTTAATCCTTATTTTTCAGATGAGGGTATTAGATTTACCAATGATGTTCATGTGACTTTGACCAATGTTACTTCAATAACTGTAATATTTGCGTAATGGCAGATAAACAACCACCAAAAACTAAAAAATATTTCCGCTCCACTAAGTCTGGAGCGGGAATGACTAAGGCAGGTGTTGCAAAGTATAGAAGAGACAACCCTGGCTCTAAATTAAAAACAGCAGTTACAAAAAAGAAAAATTTAACAAAAAAAGAAAAAGCAAGAAGAAAATCGTTTTGTGCTAGAAGTGCAGGACAAATGAAAAAATTTCCAAAGGCAGCAAAGGACCCTAACTCAAGATTAAGACAAGCAAGAAGACGTTGGAGGTGTTAAATGTTTAAAGCATATTTTTATCTATTTTGTGCCTTTATGACTGTCGTCTTTATGTATTTATCAATACAAACTTCCTCAGCAGAAACCAACACCGTGTCTAGCACGGTAGTTAACAATACGCCACCAACAGCAAATGCACCAGTTCTGCCCAATTCCAACAATGAAATTTGTAAAGTTGGCATCGGTGGGGCAGTTCAAAATAATGTATTAGGTATTGCAACAGGCGTTCTTATAGACGATGAGCTATGTCAGCTTCTCAAGCTAAGTAAGACCCAGTTCGCTTTCGGCATGAAAGTGAGTGCGGTGGCCATACTATGTCAGGACCACCGTGTTTGGACAAGTATGCAAGATGCGGGGACTCCATGCCCGGTCAACGGGCTTATTGGAGCCGAGGCCTCTGCTTACTGGCAAGACAATCCTCACTTAATTCCTGAGGGTAGTAGGTACAGAGAAGACTATGTGCAACAAGTTAAAGTAGAAGAAGAACCAAAAGGGGACACAGATGCTATTAAGAATTTTGGCCTTATGGCTCTTTCTTTGTTACTCTTATTCTAAGGCAGATTGTTTACCTGACGTTACAGGTCTTTGTACACCAGGTGTAACAATTACGGAGGAAGAAAATGTTGTTGTTACTGAAGAGGACAAAGGCACAGAGATAATCACAACTACCACCACTACAACTACGACCACCACTACAACTGTTACTAATGAAGACTCAGGTAATATACTAGATAGTTCTTTAGGTTATGTAGGCACTCAAGATGATGGTGACATGCGAACAGATTGGGGTGGGCAAGGACCTGCTTCAATGCCAACGGGTAATACTTGTGGTGAGTTAGGATCAGATAGATGTGCACAGATTACTGGCTCTGGCAACAGCACATCAACGATGGGCGTGTCAGGTATGGGTACAACTTTTATCATCAATAATATTAATATTTCTGATTTACAAATAGACAAAGGTGGTGAGGTAAGATATTCAATTGAAGTCGAAAAACGAGATGCTCAAGATAGAATATACATGCACATTACAGGACGTAATGGATCTAACACAGTCTTTCAAGGAACTGATATCTTGTCTGAATCTGGCATTGCATCAGGTTACCAATCATACACTGGGTCTTTCGATTTCAGTGGTGTTTTAAATAGAATAACTGTCGAAGTAGGTGGACGAGATATTAATCTTGCAATAGGTCCTCTGTTTGATGATGTGACTGTCAATGTATTTTACAATGTTATCAATACTATTATCACTCAACAAATAACAACCTTAGAAGAGATACTTTATTTAAATATTCTTGATCCTGTCGAATTAGATTTTGTAGAAGAGGTATTTGAACTTAACGATGTGAGTATGAATGATGGTGAGATAGAGTTTGTTCCTATAGAGGCTCCTGTTGAAGAGATTACTGTTGCTAGTGTAGAATTGGAAATAGCTGAGATTGAAATAAATTTACCTGAGCCTGAGGTAGAAATTGTTGAAGTAGAAACTGAAGTAGAGTTAGAAATTGAAATGGAGATGGAGGAGATCGTGGTAGTAGAGGCAGAACCTGAGGAAGAAGTTATCGAAGAATCTCAAGAAGAACCACAGGAAGCAGAACCAGAGCAACCACAAACACCACAAAAAGAAGAAGATCAAGAAGAAACAGTAGAAGAAGAGAAATCATCGGAGCCTAAAGTATCAAAGAAAGAAAAAGCAGCCACTAAAATAGTTAAGAAAATTGATGACAAAGCAAGGTATGATAACGTTGCTCAAACTAAAACTTTAATTGTGATGCAAATCTTAGGTAACACAAAAACTTTTTTTGATAGTCAGTCTTACATACAAGATACAAACGTAGATGATTATTTAAACAAGACAATAGAAGATCAGTATGGTATGCTGTTTGACATGGCTCAAAACAATACACTTCAGGAGATGATAGATGCCCAGTATTGAGTATAGTGGACTTAAGGTATCGGGGGGCAAGGTCTTTGCTATCTTTACTTTATTAGGTGCATTAGGTGGTGCTGCATGGACTGGCTTCACTTTTTACCAGGACTACCTTGATATGAAGGAAAAGATAACTCTGTATACTGAGCCGGACCTCTCTCAATATGATGAGGGCATGGCTGTATTAAAATCAGAGATAGATATGATATTGCAAGAAATAACCATAATCAGTGACGTAGCTCGTGATATGCGTTCAGATATGAAGGCCGATCTTCGTCAACAAATGCAGGACATACGCCACATAACAGAGATTGTTAATGACGTAGAAGATAGGCAAAAAGAAGACAATAGAGAACTTATTAATGAGATGAAATTGTTAGAAGAAAGCCTTGACTTGAAGATTAATAAGGCTTTAAATAATCCTTTAAACAATATGTCAGCTAAGGGAGGTTGAGTATGTGTAATTGTAAAACAGATGCGGATTGTATATGTCGGTTAAGATAGACATAAAAACAGTTTTACCTTATGTCGTGCTAGTTGCAACAATTGGCATGACATGGGGTATGTGGTCAGAACGCCTTAATGCAGTAGAAAAAAAGGCTGACAGTGTTGCACAAATGCAACAAGACATTGCCATAATCAAATCTAAAATATTAGATATGGATGATAGAGTCGCTTGGATAGAGGAGTTTTTAATAAAAACATCTGATTACTGATGGCGATATCTAGGGCACAAATGAAACAACAAGTATCCACTGGAGGTACAAAGAAAATGAAGAAAAAAAGACTAAAACCTGTAGATAAAAAGAAAAATCCTGGCTTGGCAAAATTACCAACAAAAGTAAGAAATAAGATGGGATATATGAAAAAAGGTGGTAGAGTAAAATAATGTGCAAATGCAATGAAGACTATATCTGTATTTGTGGACTCGAAAATGAAGAGGGAGATGAAAAATGACTAAATTATGTCCAAGAGGTAAGGCCGCAGCGAAAAGAAAATTTAAAGTATACCCATCAGCTTATGCCAATGCCTACGCTTCTAAAATTTGTGCAGGTAAAATTAAAGATCCAAGTGGTGTAAAGAGAAAAGATTTTAAAGGACCTAAAAAAGCCATGGGTGGAGAGATTGTTGATTTTAATAAAAGATCTCAAGACCGTAAAAAAATTTCACAGTTTAATAAAGGTGGAATAGCAAGAGGTTGTGGTGCTGTGATGGAAAAGAAACGTAAAACAACACAGTATAGTTAATGTCTGGTCATAAAGGATTAGCGAAGTGGTTCAAGCAGGACTGGGTCGACATAGGCTCTAAGAAAAAAGGTGGAGGCTTTGCTAAGTGTGGTAGATCCAAACAAAAGAAAGATGCTAAACGAAAGTATCCTAAGTGTGTCCCAAGAGCAAAAGCTAATAGGATGACTAAGGGTGAAATTAAATCAGCAGTTTCAAGAAAAAGATCAAAAGCTCAAGGAGTTGGTGGCAAACCAACAAATGTAAAAACTTTCACTAAAAAAAAGAAAACATAATCAATGGTAAAAAAAGTAAAAAAAGTGGTTAAACAATTAGCCAAGGCATCACGATTACATAAAGCACAATCTAATATTTTAAAAAAGCATTTAAAAAGTATGACAAATGGAAAAAAAAGATCCTAAAGTAGGGACAGGAAAAAAACCTAAAGGTTCAGGTAGAAGATTATATACAGATGAAAATCCTAAAGACACTGTTGGCATTAAATTTGCTACTCCGACTGATGCGAGGAAAACTGTGTCAAAAGTCAAAAAAGTCAACAAACCTTTTGCAAGGAAAATTCAGATCCTTACTGTAGGTGAGCAACGAGCTAAGGTAATGGGTAAAACTCAAGTTGCAAACATTTTCAAAAAAGGTAAGGACAGCATAAGAAGACAACACGGTGTCAAGAAAAAAACTAGCAGAAAAAATAAAACTTGATGTAATTAATTGGTCCAAGACTGTATTGGAACCGATGAATAAACATATAGGTTTTCCTGCCTGTCCCTTTGCAGCAAAATGGCGTAAAGATGGTAAACTTAGAATAGAAGTTAGACCTGATAGATCTAAATATGAAAGACACTTAACCAATGTTTTAAAATCATGGGATAAGAAAAAACATGATATAATAATATTTTGTGACCCTTATTGGGAGCAATATGATGGCCAAAAGTTTCAACAAAAAATAGATTTTTATAATAAAACGTATAATCGTAGAGACGTATATTTTATGGGATTTCACCCCTCAGCACCAGCAGATCCTGAGGAACAAGAGTTTTTAGTAGATCCTACAGATGAACCTGTGAAACATGGAGATTTAGAATATTCTATGATGTTAATACAAAAGTTTAAACAGTTGTACGATGCAAGTTGCAAACTACATAAGATAGGCTATTATAAGAGGTGGCCTAAGGAATACTACAATGAAGTAGTAGCTGAAAGGCAACATACGTATGAAAAACTTTTTAAAAAGGGAGTAAAGCAATGGTAATGCATAAAAAAAAACAAGTCGCCAAAAAACGTGGTGGTGGCATGATAAAGAAAAAAATGGGTGGTGGCATGATGAATGTTAAGCCTAGAAAAGCGATGGCAATGGGAATGATGGATGGTGGAATGGCCAAAAAGAAATCCGTTGTTAAAAAACGTGGTGGTGGAACAGCTAAGAAAAAACAAGTTGCCAAAAAACGTGGTGGCGGAATGATGAAAAAAAAGTAATTTAAATGGCTACATCTGGAACAACATCTTTCGATTTAAATATTGATGATATTATTGAGGACGCTTTTGAAAGATGTGGCCTTCAAACTAGAACAGGTTATGACTTACAATCTGCTAGAAGAAGTTTAAATTTACTTTTTTCTGAGTGGGGTAATAGAGGTATTCACCTTTGGAAAGTAAAAAACCACACTAAAAATCTAACTGCAGGAACTACGACTTATAATGCGCCTAGTGATGCCAGTGACATTTTAGAAATGACTTTTAGACAAGGTAGTGGAACAACCACAAGTGATACGACCATGACTAAAATTTCGAGATCAGAGTACCAAGCCATACCTAATAAATTTTCACAAGGTCAACCAACACAGTATTTTGTGGAAAGAAAATTATCAAGTGTGGACATAAGTTTATATCAAACACCTGATACAACTGATACTCAAATAAATTTTAATTACTTAGCTAGAATTGAGGATGTTGGTGGATACACTAACACTCCAGACGCTCCGTATAGGTTTTTACCTTGCATGGTATCTGGTTTGGCTTTTTATATGTCGCAAAAGAAAAATCCTCAAGCCTCACAGGCATTAAAATTATATTATGAAGATGAGCTTCAAAGAGCTTTAACAGAAGATGGGCAAAGGTCTTCTGTTCACATCGTACCTCAAAACTATTATGTAAGTTCGTAATGACTACTTTTGCTACAGGTAAATATGCTTTAGCTTTATGTGACAGGTGTGGTCAACAATTTAAGTTCAATCAATTAAGACAAGAGTGGAACGGATTAAAAACTTGCCCACAATGTTTTGAAACTAAACATCCTCAGTTAGAACCCTCTTATCATAGTGCAGATGCTCAAGCCTTACCTTGGACTAGACCAGCAAGAGTAGAGCCAGTTACAGTTTTTGTGGGTGGAAGTGGAGATAGTTCTTTTGAGTCAAACGGAATGCAACCTTCAGAAAATGCTAAAAAATTACAATCAGTATTTTCAATAGGTGAGATAACCATTTCTACTGCAAGTACAACTACTTACACTGTAACAGTTGCAGCTAAGTCAGGTGGTGGAGGAAACGCTTTTTATATTGACGGTGTTCAGGCACCATCCATAACTATCAATGAAGGGTCCTCAGCAATATTTAATTTAAGTGATAATACTGTTGACTCACATCCTTTTTACCTAAGTACCACATCTGATGGTAGTCACAATTCAGGGTCAGTTTATACGACTGGTGTAACTTTTAAAATAAATGGGTCTTCTGTATCACAGTCAGCTTATGCTAGTGGGTATGGTTCAGCAACGACAAGAGCTTTAGAGATTACAGTAGCAATTGGAGCTCCGACACTATATTATTATTGTAGCAGTCACTCAGGTATGGGTAACTCAATAAGCACACCATGAACTATAGCGAATTATTAGATAACATAAGAAATTATACAGAGGTTGGGTCCGAAGTATTGTCCAATACTGTTATTAACGTTTTCATTACTAATGTAGAAAATAAAATTCAAAAAGACATAGACTTGGATGCCTTTAGAAAATTTGCCACTACTCCTTTTACGATAGGAAGTCCATTTTTAACTTTACCTGAAGATTTTGATTTTGAAAGAAGTGTTCAAGTAGTAGATGGTAATTCAGATAGAACTTGGTTAGAACAAAAAGATACAACTTTTATAGATGAATATAATGTAGATAGAGCTAATAATACTGGTACACCAAAATATTATGCAAACTGGGATGAGAATACTTTAATAGTCGCCCCCACTCCAAATGCAGCAATTACGGTTGAATTATGGTATAATAGAACACCTGAAAGATTAGGTAATGGATCATCAGGAACAGCTACAACAACATTTTTATCAAATAATGCACCTGAAGTTTTAATTTATGGAACTGTGTCAGAGGCTTTTTCTTACTTGAAAAATCCTACTTATGTGCAATTATATGATCAAAAATATGCACAGGCAGTGCAAGGTCTAGCTACCAACCAAATGGGTAGAAAACGTAGAGACGAATACTCAGATGGGGTCCTTCGTATTCCTCTTAAATCAGTTGACCCCGGAGGTACATAAAAATGGCGATTACACAAGCAGTATGTGATAGCTTCAAAAAAGAGTTGTTGGAAGGCGAACACGACTTTCGATCCTCTGGTGGCGATCAATTTAAATTAGCTCTGTACGGTGCTTCTGCTTCATTAAGTAATACAACCACTGCGTATACTACTTCACAAGAAGTTAGTGCATCAGGCACTTATTCAGCAGGTGGTGGCAACTTAACAAGCACAGGTGCTGCTGCAACAAACAATACATCCTTCATTGACTTCAGTGATATTAGTTTTACAAGTGCATCTATTTCAGCACAAGCTGCTGTGATATATAATTCAAACACTTCTGCAACAACTAATACTAATGCTGCAGTTATGGTTTTGGATTTTGGAGCAGTTAAAACATCAACATCAGGAACATTCACAGTACAATTCCCAACTAACAACGCTACAAGTGCTATTTTAAGAATCACTTAAAATAAACGCCAGGTAAAGCGTTATGTTTTTTGGTAAAACCACATTTGCTGAAGATTCATTTGCTTCACAGGGTATTAAAGATGTAAGTGTTTCCGTTACAGGCCAAAGTCTTTCTACGGCTATTGGTACAGAAACAGCCTTCTCAAATGTTACTGTTGTACCTACAGGTATAGCAATAACATCCACACAAGCGTCAGTCACGGTTTTCTTACCGGATATTACTGCAACACCTAGTGGTATTGTAGTCAATGTACAAAGTATTGGTCCTTACTCAGTAGAAGCTGGTGGTGAGATTTCAACTATTGTAGGGGCAGAAACTGCACTTACAACTAATGTTGGAACAGCTACTGCTAGAATTGATGTTGTAAATCAACCGTCAGGTATAGAATTAACTACAGCTCAAGGATCTGTCACACAGACAAGTGCTGTAGTTGCTCAGCCTACAGGTATAGGCATGACCACAGCTCGTGGTTCTATCTCATTTACAAGTGATTTAGTAGTAGACCTTACAGGTAATGGTCAAGCGTTATCTACTGCTATAGGTGATGAAACTTTTATTGGTAGCGTCACTGCCACACCAACGGGTATAGCCTTAACATCAACCATTGGAACAGCAGCTGGTGTGCCTAGCATAATAGTTACACCTGCTGGTATCGCTATAACATCAGCTCAAGGTAATGCTGCAGGTGTGCCTGTTACTATCGCAGCTCCTGATGGCATAGATATTACTGTAACCATAAGAACTCCTGGTGTTTTAGCATGGTCACCTGTAGATGACTCAGTATCTAATACATGGACACCAGTAGATGATAGTGCTACAAAT